CAAAGAAGAATAGAAGAAAAAGAATATGCATATGAGTTTTTAGATATTAGTACAGATGAAAATGGTAGACCAACTGTTAAACCATCTAATAAACAACCTATTAAAGAATTTCCGGTAACTAAAAAGACTGAAGATAAAACAGGATGTTTAGTAGTTTGGGAAAGACCAATCAAAGACCCAACCTTTGGACAGTATTATGCATCTATTGACCCGGTGTCAGAAGGTAAAACAACTACATCAGAATCCTTATGTTCTATCTATGTAATGAAAGCTCCAGTAGAAGTTACCAAAGTAACAGGAGTAGAAACAGAAACATACATAGAACCAGATAAAATTGTAGCTACTTGGTGTGGTAGATTTGATGATCTTAATAAAACTCACCAGAGACTAGAATTAATTATAGAATGGTACAATGCCTGGACAGTAATAGAGAACAACATTTCTTTATTTATTCAGTATATGATATCTAGGAAGAAGCAAAGATTCCTAGTACCTAAGAGTCAGATTATGTTCTTGAAAGATCTTGGTGCTAATGCTAACGTCTTCCAGGAGTATGGATGGAAGAATACAGGAACCCTCTTCAAACAACATCTTCTTAACTATGCAATAGAGTATACTAAAGAAGAATTAGATATAGAAACTAAAACAGATGGTACTATTGTACGTACAAAGTACGGCATAGAAAGAATACCAGATCCTATGCTACTTACAGAAATGAGAGAGTATGCACCAGGAGTCAATGTGGATAGACTTGTTTCTTTTGCAGCCCTAGTTGCATTTATGAGAATACAACAATCTAACAGAGGTTATGCAAAAAGAGTTATCATGGATGATACAGCTAAAAACTTGCAAAAGTCAGAAAATTTGTTTAAATTAAATAGAAGTCCATTCCGTCATATGGGGAAGGGCCAACTTGCAAATGGACAAGGATTTAAGAAGTCCCCATTTAGAAACTTAAAGTAAAAGAATATGCAAATTATAAATGCAATACAGGCAAAGAAAGGTGCTAAGACTGATCACAACAGACTTGGCTCAATCACACAACCCTTACAGTTTATTCCTAAAAAAGAAAAAGATGAACAATGGGCAGCCTGGAACTTAGACTGGGTTGAATGGCAAGGCCTAAAACAGATCCGTAGAAATGCTAGGAGATTAATGAAGAATTATAAACTAGCAAAGGGTGTTATAGATAAGTCTGATTATATAGTTGAGGATAACAATGAGTATAGAGATATTGTAGAAATCTTAACTAAAGAAGATCAGTCAGCATTAGAATTAAAATTCTATCCTATTATTCCAAATGTTATTAATGTTCTAGTAGCTGAATTTGCTAAGAGATCTACTAAGCTTACATATAGAGCTGTTGATGAGTTCTCATATAATGAGATGATAGAGCAAAAAAGAAAGATGGTTGAAGAGACCTTACTTGCTGATGCTCAGATTAAACTTACTGCTGCTTTAATGGAACAAGGATTAGATCCAGATTCAGAAGAAGCTAAACAACAACTTACTCCAGATAACCTTAAGACATTACCAGAGATTGAGCAATTCTTTAAAAAGGATTACAGATCTATGGTAGAAGAATGGGCTTCACACCAACATAAAGTTGATGTAGAAAGATTTAGAATGGATGAGCTAGAGGAAAGAGGTTTCAGAGATATGCTCATTACAGATAGAGAGTTCTGGCACTTTAGAATGATGGAGGATGACTATGAAGTAGAACTTTGGAATCCAGCTATTACATTCTACCACAAATCTCCAGACTCAAGATATATCTCTCAATCTAACTGGGCTGGGAAAACAGATATGATGACAGCATCAGATGTTATTGACAGATATGGTTATATGATGACTGAGGAGCAATTAGCTGCACTAGAAGCTGTATATCCTATTAGATCTGCTGGATACACAATTGGTGGTATGCAAAATGATGGTTCTTTCTATGATGGAACTAAATCACATGAGTGGAATACACAAATGCCATCACTTGGAATGAGACAGTATACAACTGCAATGAGTGGTACTGTATTAGAATCAGGAGATATTATTAATCAAATCCTAATGGAAGGAGAAGATTATTCTGACCAAGGTACTGCATACTTACTTAGAGTATCTACAATATACTGGAAATCACAAAGAAAAATTGGACACTTAACTAGTGTTGCAGAAAATGGTGAAGTTACTAATGAAATAGTTGGAGAAGACTATGTGATAGATAACAAGCCTATCTATGATACTAGACTCTTTAAGAATAAAACAAAAGATAATATAATCTTTGGAGATCACATTGACTGGATTTGGATTAATGAAGTTTGGGGTGGTATTAAAGTAGGTCCAAATATTCCTTCATTCTGGGGTATGAATAACCCGGGTGGATTCTCTCCTATTTATATTGGAGTAGATAAGAATAAGATTAGTCCTCTTAAATTCCAGTTTAAAGGAGATTCAACTTTATATGGTTGTAAACTTCCTGTAGAAGGAGCTGTATTCTCAGATAGAAATACTAAGTCTACTGCACTACTAGATTTAATGAAGCCATACCAGATTGGATATAACATTGTAAATAATCAGATTGCAGATATCTTGGTTGATGAATTAGGTACTATCATTATGTTAGATCAGAATACTTTACCAAGACACTCATTAGGAGAAGACTGGGGGAAAGGTAACTTGGCCAAAGCATATGTAGCAATGAAGAACTTCCAGATGCTTCCTCTTGATACTAGTATTACCAATACAGAGAATGCACTTAACTTCCAACACTTCCAAAAACTAGATCTATCTCAGACAGAGAGATTAATGTCAAGGATACAGATAGCAAATTACTTTAAGTCTCAGGCTTATGAAGTAATAGGTGTCAATCCACAAAGGATGGGACAACAGTTATCTCAGATGACTGCTACTGGAATTGAACAAGCTGCATCATCATCTTATGCTCAAACTGAAGTATTCTTTATACAACATTGTGATTACTTAATGCCAAGAGTTCATCAGATGAGAACAGACTTAGCACAATTCTATCACTCTACTAAACCTTCTGCAAGACTTACTTATATTACAGGAGCGGATGAAAAAGTAAACTTCCAGGTAAATGGTACAGATCTTTTAATGAGAGATCTTAATATATTCTGTAGTACTACTGCAAACCATAGAGCTATTCTTGAACAACTTAAGCAAATGGCTATGACTAACAATACAGCAGGTGCTAGTATTTATGATCTTGGTAAAATTGTTCAAGCAGATTCTATTGCACAACTTAATACTGTTCTTAAATCTTCTGAAGAAAAACAACAAAAACAAAAACAAGAGGAGCAACAACAACAACAGCAAATGCAGAAAGAACAACTTGAGTCTCAAGAGAAACAAAAACAAATGTTAATCCAAGCAGAAGCTGAAAAACAAGATAAACAACTTGAGAATAACATTACTGTTGCAGAAATTAAAGCTGCTGGTTATGGAGCTGCTGTAGATGTTAATAAGAATGAAATGTCAGATTACCAGGATGCTATGAAAGACATTAGACAAACTGAACAGTATCAACAGCAAACTGATATAGCTAGAGATAAACAAGCTAATGAAAATTTAAGACAGTCTCAGAAGATGGGTATTGAACAACAGAAGCTACAAATACAAAAAGAAATAGCAGATAAACAGTTAGAAATAGCTAGAATTAATAAAAATAGATTTGACAAAGGAGGCAATGATAAAAAGAAAAGCTAGGTTAGCTATATAGTACAAAAAATTAGTTTAGCCCTTTTAAATTTATCAAGTTTAATTTGTATATTAAAGTATAAACAAAAACCAACAAGATGAGTAAAGAGATTGATGACCTTAATAAAGGTGTGCAAGATTCTACAACGGTAGATCTAGTAGATGTAAATATTGATGAGTTATTTGGCACCCCTGGAGCAGAAAGTATAATGCTTCCTGCAGATGGGAAAGAAGATGACAAACCAAAGTCTATGTTTTCTAAAGAAAATGTAGACACTACGTTCCTTGACAACCCTGCAAGACCTTCTAATAAAGAAGAGGAAGCAGAAAAGAAAGCAGAAGTTGATGAAACAATTGCTGAGCTTGATAACTTAATTAGTCAAGAAGAAGATGCTGGTAACAAAGGAAGACCAAAGGTTGACAAATCTGGTCTTTATGAGTTAGCACAAAAAATGATTGAGGAAGGATCTTTAGTTGCATTTGATGATGACAAACCATTAGAAGAATACAGTACTAAAGACTTTAGAGAGTTGTTTGAAGCTAACTTCCAAGAGAGAGAAGATAAGATCAAACAAAATGTTCCAAGAGAATTTTTTAATGCCTTACCAGAAGAACTTCAGATTGCAGCTAAATATGTAGCTGATGGAGGACAAGATCTTAAAGGACTTTTCAGAACACTTGCACAAGTAGAAGAAATGATCCAGTTAGATCCATCTAATGAGTATGACCAAGCTGAAATTGCAAGACAGTATTTATATACTACAAACTTTGGAACCGCAGAAGAGATTGAATCAGAGATTCAAGATTGGGCTGACTTAGGTAAACTAGAGCAAAAAGCTAATCAGTTTAAACCAAAGT